GTGGATATTTTTACTCTTCGTGAGCGTCCTCCCAAGCCTTGAGAGGTCGCTTTTTTTATATGCTTTATTTTTTGTATTTCTCTTTTTTGTGCCATGATCTGTAGAAGTTGTTATTGGGAGAAACGGTGAGTTTTAACAACCTCTACAGAAAGTTCTAACTGTTTTTGCTTGATTAACCAAAGCATTTTAAATTCTGGGTCTTTTGCTCGCAATTGTGCTTGTCTTAGCTTTTTCATCATCTGTTGTCTTTTCATAGTCATTATTTTACCTGCTTTTTTTGTTTTCGTTTTAATTTAGGCTTCGGTTTTTTTAGTTGTTCTACCATTTCCATATGTTCTTTCATGGTCATTATTTTTGTCATTTGTTTCTCCTTTTAATATTGTTCTGTATTTTTTTTAAGGTATCTTTTGTTAAATATCCGTTTGATTTTACTTTCATTTATTTCTCATTAAATTATGTCTAATTTTTCTAATTCTTTGAGATATAAAAATCTAATTGTTTCTGGTATTGATTTTTTTTTCATAATTAATTGCAATGTTTTTAAATGTTTTTTATCAGTTTTAGTAACAGAAATACAAACTCCATTTCTTCCATAAAGTTCTTTTTCAGTTAATTTTTTCCATTTAGTTTTATTCATCTTTATTCCTCATTAAATGTATCAACATAAAAAGAAATATTAGAATCATCATTTAAACAAGCATATTTTTTTACATATTTTTCATCTTTAATAATTTTGTAACCGTCTTTATCTTTTTTTACCTTGCCATTTTTATGTTTTTGATATTCATATTCTATTGTTTGATATTCCAAATAAGGATTATCTTCTAAGTTATTCATATTTATTTTTAATGAATATTTTTTTTCTAAATATTCTTCAATGGCATCATTTATATCCCATGAGTTAAGTTTTATTTCCATTTTATTTCTCCTTTAGTAATTGGTTAAATTCCTGGCTAATCAAATAATTAATAATTTCACTTAATATCTTTTTATGTAAATGTTTTATTTTAATTATTGGATTTTCTTGTGGGTGTAAAGTTACTGTATATATACCTTCGTGATCTTGTTCATGCCAAAAACGAACAGGTCTGCCCATTATTAATGAATCAAAACTTACAGATCCATCTTTAAATTTTAATTTGCTTATGTTATTCATATAGTTTTTCTAATTTATTAGTTTCCATTTTTATAAATTTATCAATTTCTTCATCATGGAAGATGCAAATATCTTTATTTATTCTGGCAATACTTCCGACAATACAAGTATTTTTTATTCTGGCTTTGTCATTTGGTCTTAGCATTTCTTCGCTCCTTTGCCTGCTTGTTACGTTGCAATCTAATATCCCTTAACTCTGGCTGTATTTCGTGCATGATTTCAGCTATCACTAGAGCTTTTTCATCTGGTGTCACTTCATCAATAATTTGAATATCATCTTCTAAAGGAATCCACGTTTTAAAAAACTGTTTCTTTTGGTCCTTCCATTGCCAAGCAATCTCTCTCCCTAGCTCGTCACTAGCTATGCAAAAATAGATATTGTTATTCATGCTTCCTCGTACTCTTCATCTGTTCGTTCGTCAGCCCAAAATCCTTCATCTGATCCACAAGATAAACAAACATTAGTTTTTAAATTAATATCTCTACTGCCACAACACATACAGCATTGAGGCATTTGTGCTATTTCTAACCAACTGTAAGCTCGTTTCATGCTTCCTCCTCTAAATGTCCAATTAGTTCGCCACACTTATTAAAAAAATATTCATTTATTTCACAAAATTCTATTTGTTCTGCTAAATTCATATCTGCAAAATAATCATATTTGATAACTGTATTGCCTTCTTCATCTTCATCTTCGTAAGGAAAAGGTAAGTCATACATACAATCTATAAATTTATCTTTTGCATATTCATCTAATTCCTGATATTCATATACTCTAATGCTGATTAATTTACTCATGCTTCCTCCTCTATTTCATTTGTTATAAATATTTTAAAATTCTCTCCTGTTGGGCAATCATGATGAGAACATCTGGCTTGATAAACATTTTCCTTATCAGTATTTTCAATTCTAAAACTATAATCAGTATTATCTGGCACTAATTCTTGCCATATTTGGCTTGTTTTATTTAAAGTAAAAGTTTTTGTTCCTGTTAAATTTCTCCAAGTTAAATTTTTACCTTCAACATAAACCTGCTTTTCTAAATGTTTAGAAAAATGCTCGTCAATATCAAAAGTAAAATCCTCAAATTCAAATTCGTCTGCGTAAGGGTCTAATTCTGCTATTATCATGCTTCCTCTTTAAATTTAGTTAATAAAAAATCTTGGTTATTTTCAAAATAATCCGTCTTGCTGAGAATATCTTTTGATTCATTGTTATCATGCTTTTCCTGTAAGTAATTCGCATACATAAGATCAAAAAAGATTTCGTACTCGGTGCGATTATCTTTATAACTAAAGTCTATGCCTTCTGGGTATTTAATAGTCATTACGCCACCTCTTTATATTTAATTTCTTCTAAACCATAGTCTTTAACAAAATCATCCAATTGGTCAATAAGTTCTAATAAACCCTCTTTGATTAAAAAAGGACTAAAACTATCTCTTTCTGAATTGTACTTTGGGGAATTAGCATAAGATGAATTTACCCATTTATAAAAATCGTGGCAAATATCCTCAGCAAAATAAGAATCCTTCCAAAAAGTTATATTCTCTATTTGCTCTGGGTTCCAATAAGTAAGCAAAGAGTCATCCACTTCTTTAGCGTAAGCATACTCAATCAACATCTGTAAAACAGTAGTTTCTTTTGCAGTAAATTTTCTATTAGTTATTGTTTTCATTTTTGTTTCTCCTTTGTTTGTTTGTCTAATATCCTTACTAATGGGGGGATTGATTAGTAAGGATTTCACGGAATTACCGATCATCAGTTAGACTTTAGGCAACCTCCTCTAATTGGTTTAAATAATCGCTAACTATTTCTTCGCCAATAATATAAGCATACATATTTACAATTTTTTCTGGGTCGGATAAATCAGTGTAAACTTCTCCGAAGTTATCTTGTTCGTACTCTTTAATAAAATTGATAACATCAAAAGCCATATCGCCTAGCCATTGTTTAGCTTGATAAGTTCCTATGATGTAATAGTCCTCATTAAAAGCATGATGGTGTAGGTCGTCTTTCCAATCGTTTGGTTCATTTTCTTCAAACCATGCTTTATTTTCTTTAATGTAATCATTAAAGTATTCTTTGATTTCTTCTTTCTTATAATCCATATTGTTTCTCCTATATGTTTAATTAATATAAGAATTAAAACATGTATTAATGCACAAAACAACCTTTTTATACTATTTAATTAAATTAATTTAACTGCATTTAATATAATTAAACTATAATTAATCGGAATTATGGACAATAAAACACCTTTAACACCTAAAAAAAGAGGACGTAAGCCTATTAATATAGATTTAGATAGAGCAGAGTATTTGAGTTCTTTAAATTTAGGAATTATGAGCGTTTGTAAAGGTTTGGGGATTGGTTGGGATACTTTCAACAAGCATAGAAATAAAAAAAATTCGGAATTAAAGGAAGCTTTAGAGCGTGGACGAGCGAAAGGTTTAGAGAGAACAACTGCTCGATTAATGGATAAAATAGACGAAGGTGAATTTAACGCGATAAAATTTTACTTACAATCGGCAGATCGTGAAAGATGGGCTGAAAAAGTAGAAACAAAAGTAAATATAAATCTTAATGAAATTATTAATCAAGGGAAAGGACGTTTAATCGAGGGAGAAAAAGTAGAAGAGGGTTTAATAAAGGAGCGCTTCCTTTGTCAAGAAGATGCCGAAATAAAAGATAATGATAAATAGAGCTACATCTAGCCCAATCTTTCGCACGTTCGCACGTTAAAAAGGATCTATGATTTTTCTAGGCAAAAATAACCAAATGACCCCCCTTTTTTTTCGCGAGTGGTAGCGTTATATATATAACTAATGAACTAAATTTTTTTTAATTTTTTTTAAAGGAGAAAAACAAAATGAAGTACGGAGCAGAACAAGAGAAACAACTAATGACCGAACTCTGGTCAATCAATGTTAAAGACGACCCATTAAATTTCGTCAAGTTTTGTTTCCCATGGGGAATGAAGGACACCCCCCTCGAACATTTCTCTGGCCCAAGAAAGTGGCAAGAAAAAATTTTGCGAGAAATTACAATACACATTCAAAGAAATCAAAGTATCACTATGCCAGAAATGTTTAGGATGGCAGTTGCTTCTGGTCGTGGTATTGGTAAATCAGCTTTAGTAGCCTGGCTAGTCTTATGGATGCTCTCAACTAGACTTGGTTCAACTATTATTATTACCGCTAACACCGAAAGCCAGTTACGTTCAAGAACATGGGCAGAACTAGGTAAGTGGATGACCCTAGCTATAAATAGTCATTGGTGGGATAAAACTGCAACCACAATCAGACCAGCTAAATGGTTTGATGAAGCTCTTAAAAGAGATTTAAAAATAGACACTGGTTATTACTACGCTCAAGCACAATTATGGAGTGAAGAAAATCCAGATGCTTTTGCTGGTATTCACAGTAACTATGGTGTCTGTTTAATCATGGATGAAGCTTCAGGTATTCCAGCACCGATTTACAGCGTTTCTGAGGGATTTTTCTCCGAACCTACAGCTGACCGTTATTGGTTCTGTTTTTCTAACCCTAGACGTAATACTGGGCCTTTCTACGACTGTTTTAATAGCAAGCGTGCATACTGGAAAAATATTCAAATAGATTCACGTACTGTTGAAGGTACTGATAAAGATTTATTTCAAAAAATGTTAGAACAATATGGTGAAGATTCTACTGTTGCGAGAGTAGAAGTTATGGGTGAGTTCCCTCGTGCGGACGATGACACCGTTATTCCAATGGATTTAATTAAAGCTGCTATTGATCGTGATGTCACGCTAACTGCTAGTGAGCCTATTGTTTGGGGTTTAGATGTAGCACGTTATGGTGGCGACAACTCGGCTTTGTGTATTCGTCAAGGTAACACTGTTTTAGATATACAAACATTTAACTCTATGGATCTAATGCAATTGTGTGGTGCGGTAAAAAATAAATATGAT